GTTCTTGCAATTGTAACGCCTTTACCACATTTTCAAGCATTTCAATACGCTTCTCAAGCTCGTCAATACGTTTTGCGCTTGCCAAGTCACCTTGTTTCATCATTAACATTGTTTATCCTTAAATTGTGCAAGTTGCGTGTATGGATCGTTTTGCGCTTAAGTAAGCCTCACTTGCAAGCTCAGGCGTGTCAAACACCCCTAAGTGCTGCAATTTCTTCTCAATACGAATTTGCGCTCTCCATTTCCCACCAGAGGCATGGACGCCAAAGTAACCAGATTGGTTGTTTTTTTGTTTAGCACGGCGGTTCTGAGCATTGCCTGATGAGTCAACGACTCGCAAATTAGCAATTCTATTGTCAGCCCTGTTGCCATTAATATGGTCAATTTGACCTTCAGGCCATTGCCCATAAACAACAAACCAAGCAAGCCTATGAGCCAAGTATTTTTTGTTTAAAATTTTTGCTCTGATGTAGCCTGTTTTTTCAAGATTGCCAAACTTTCCGTTAGTGACACCTTGTCTCTTTTGCTGCCAAGAAAACAATCCTGTGCTTTCATCATAAGCAACATTGATGTTCAAAAACTCTATAAAATCCTGATCTGTCATTTCGTACTCCTATACGTTGTGGCATGGTCTAAGCGGCTGCAACCGCTTGGGCCAATCTTATCAGACAATCCACTTTGCTGGTTTGTTAATTGATTTACCCCACCCGCCTACATTTTCATCTAGCCCAACTGCGGCATATCGAAAGCTATCTGCCGCATGGCTATGCTGGTCGTGCAAGGGTTTGTTGCTAAACATCTTTGTGTTGGCATCAACGTCATACCGATAGTGGCGTAAGTTTTGCAAGCCATCAGCGCATCTGGTTTCGTCAAAGAATGAACGACCCATTAACAATCGAGCAGCGTTGATGCCATCGGCAATTGATAGCTTTGGCGTAATACGAACGGGTTTACCCATGCCTTCAAGAATATCTTTGACTGATTTTCCAGTCATGTTTTTGTGTTCAGCATCATGCGGTAGCCACCAGTCTTTATAGATGTATCCGCGATCGTGAATAACTTGAACGTAGTGGTCAATAGTCTTTTGACAGTTTTGGTAAAAATCAATGAACCTAACCTCTCCGCCTGGAAGTGCTTGAACGAACCAAATGGAAGTCATATCAGCCCACCCAAGGTCAAAAAACAACTGAACAGGGATTGACTTATCAATAATCAACTCACGAATGCGGCCATCCTCTTGGGCTTTTCTCAGTTCGTTGGCGTACACAGCGCCATCCAGCATTTGACGGGTGTGGCCTTCCCAGACGTTCAGGTAAGAATCCACGTTCTTAGCTTTCAGGTCTTCTAGCTCATCCTTCAGGACTTGTGGAAACCACGGATTGTCTGACCAGTTCATCTTGACAATCTTGGCGCTTGCTGGAGGGTTGACCACAAACCGCTTGTAAGTTTCGTCAGTGTCCAAATCAGGGTTGAACGTCACCCAAATCTCGGAGTCAGGCTTACGGATGGTAGGAATCAAGGTTTCCCATGAGACTTTAGAAATGCTTTGTCCCTCCTCGCACCAACAAATGTCGCATCCCTCAAAAGATTTTATGGATGTAACATTGTGCTTTAGACCAGCAAACAAGAACTCTGAGCCGTTCTTGCCGTAGATGGCAGTACGCTGTACGTCAAACAGCGATTCAAGCCCCATAGCCTTGATCTGGTCGCCCAATAGAGCAATCACAGAATCAGAGATGGAGTTCTGCAACTCACGGGCGCAAAGTATCCTGGTTGGCTTTTGAACAGCAATGGCGATCAAAGCTCGAGCAACAGACCAAGACTTGGCAGACCCACGGCCACCATAAAGAATCTTGTATCTGTGCGGCTCAAACAGGAATCCTAGCTTTTCAGGGAAATCCAGTTCAAGATTCATTCGGCTTGACCAGCTTGATTTGAATAGCAGAAATCTCAACAGGTCCGCCGTTGTTTCCGGTGACCTCTGTTCTTGCTAACTTGGGAATGTGGTACTCAATAGCCCTGAGATATAAATCAGCGGCTTTGGCTGGATCGGGCTTATTGCCTCCAGAACCGTCTGCAACGCGATCAAGCCAATCTTGGAGCTTATGGGCGTTACCCTCTGCAAAAACGGCTATAGCGGCCCTTACGTCAGCCGTAGCCCTATTCGGTGATCCTTTAGGGCGGCCTTTGTTATTTTCGGCTTGTTTATTCATGGTTTGACTCCCGTAGGTTGGTCAAGTTAGTGCTAACTCACGTTAGCGGGGTTGTTAACGGTCTAGCAGACCTCTGCGAATAATTGTACCGCTTGAATCCATTTGGATGAGGTTATCAGGATATACGTCCAGGCCATACCCTGTGTCACCAGTGTATTCAAACGGAAAATACTTTCTACGCTCTTCAGGAGTTAAGTCCATTCGGCGCTGTGTAAGTCTTGCCTCGGCCTCACCCATCAGGTTTCCGTATGCTTGCATTGGGTCAATTTGAGCAGCGCCAACCAATGATTGACGCTGATTTATTAGGTCATCATACTCATTGCGTAACAAAGACTTTTCTTGAGCAGTCGTTGCAGGGTTATCAATTTGCTGAACAAGCGCCCTCATCTTGTCATTTAAAGAGGTGATTTGCTGGTTAGCCTCATAACGCATTTTTGCAAAATCACGGGCGTTTCCACCGACTCCAAAACCTTCAATGTCTTGAATAGAGTGCTGCAACTCATGCAATGTTGTTGATCTTGGGTCGTTCAACAGGCCTTGAGTGGTCACATCAAGCTGATTGCCGTACAAAGAACCACGCATTCCATCATCACCTGATTTGCGGCCCTGATAAACAACTCTTTGAGCAAGCTCAGGATAAGCCTCGAATAAGGCTGGATGCTCAAGAGCAATATTTGCGTAGTTGCCAGTCATCCGAGGATCAGCGTTGTAGCCGTAAAAGTCACTTACAGACTCTTGCAGCGATTCAGTTTTACCTTTTAACTCTTTCTTTGCTTGCGTCAATTCTTTAGGGAAAAGGTCTTTTGCCTCTTTGCCTCGCTGCTTTACAGCATCTAACATCTCTTTGTTTGAAGCAATTTCAGACTCGATTTGCTGCTTTTTTGCACGAATGTCAGTAGCCGAATTAAATTTAGAGCCTTGATCGCTAATCTCTTGCCGCCATTGTCCGTCTGGACCTTTTACAGTTCCAGTTGTTTGCCAAATCTCTTGAGGCGTTGCGCCTTTTTTTGCCATTTGACTGGCTTTAAATGCCATATCTTTATTGAACATGGCTGAACTTGGCCCGATAAACATCCCAACAGGGTTGTAAGCATCAGCCATCAAACCAGCCAAACGCTGCGTAGCTGGACCGTAATCCATGCCTTCCCTCGCGGCTGCGGCTGTCATTTCGTTCAGGTTACGCGCCCTGTCGTTGATGTTTCCAACGAACTGCTGTGCGCTCAATAGCGGATTACCAAGCAAATCGGTCAGCTTACGCTTTGCAACATTGCCAGCACTGAAGATTTCACCAAGTAATCCAGCCATCTTATTTCCCCTTGTAGCGGCCCATTTTCTTGGCAGCTTCTGACATAGCTATTGCAATGGCCTGATCTCGGTTTTTAACAACCTTGCCGCCCTTACCGGAGTGCAATGTGCCTTCTTTGTATTCGCCCATCACCTTGCCGACTTTGGCTTGTCCTTGTTTGGTCATCTTCATGTTGTTCACCATTTAACCTTGTTTCTGCCAGTACCCACGGGGAAGCCTGTTTTTGGCTTGCTCTTTCACTGTTGCCCATCTTACATTATTAGGCTCGTAATGTCCAAGCGGATCAATGCGATCAAGGGTCATTCCTTCTGGCCTAATACCAATACAGTCAATTAGTTGTTGCAACGATTCAAATCTAAACTCAACCATTTCATAACAAGGATGATGCTTTGCGCCCAAGTTGCATCTTTGTTTGGCCTTGTAGTAGCTTGATTTAGTCCTAAAAAGTTCAGGATTGTTTTTTACGCCCGTTCCCTTTCTTGGGTGATCTCTATTGTCAAACCTTGACCTGTTGTGACAAGGCTTGCAAATTAAAGGCTTATCTTGCTTTGAGAGCCTTAAGATCACATCAGATCGCACAAGACGCTTCTCTTGGCAAGATGGGCAAGTTACTTCGTGCTTTAAGTTTCCATTCGGCATAGCAATCTCCTTTTGAAAGATTGTATCACCATTTGGTATTGTTCACCACTTAACGCGGTTACTCCACTAAGCTGCGCTCATTTTGCCTTTTTCAATGTTCTCAGCGTGACGAGCCTTGAACGCTTCATTGCGCTTTGAACCGTCTGGAGAGCCTTTTACGCCTTGTTGACCAAAGCGGATCAGCTTCACATCATCACCAGATTTAGCCAATACAGCATGGCTTTTGGTCGGGTGACTTGGCGTAGCCTTTGGCTTGTTGTAGCCAGAAAACGACTCTTTGCCGCGCTTAATCATTTTTTAGCAGTCTTGGCAGCGGCTTTGAAGGCGGCAGCAGTGGGAGCGCCCTTTGAGCCTGGTTTACGCATCCTTTCAGGAGTCTTGCCAGCGGCTTTTTGCTTTTCAATGCGGTCACGTTTTTTTGCAATGTTGCTATACAAGCCGTTCATTTCTTGCCTTTCGGTTTAGAAAACTTGTAAGCCATTGATTGCCAGCCCTTGGACTCGGCTTGCTTACGGGCTTGTTCAGCCAGTTTCTTGGCCTCTTTGGAGGTCATCGGATTGGTGTTGGTAGTTCCCATGTCAATCTCCTTCGCCTTGTTCCCACCGCTTGCAAGTCTTGCCTTCGCCACAGACGAATTCAAACTTCTTGCAGTAAATAGCCTTGTCACCGTACATCTCTTTGCACTCAGGGCTGTCATCACCGTATTCACAGTTGCTGCACAGCTTGCGCTTGGCTTGATCGGGAGCAATGCGCCAGTAATTGGCAAGGTCACGCCAGAAGTCGCTGGAAGGCTTGGACGGGTCTTTTGGCCCAAACATTTGCGCTTCTTCCATGTATTTGACGGTCTTGGCGTTCTCAGCCTCGTCAAATTTAGACTCTTCAGCTTCTTCAATCTCGATCGAGATTTCCAGCTCTGTACCAAGCAAACCAGCCATGATGTTCTCCAGTTACCCACATTTTACAACACTAGCACAGT